GGGATTCCACTTAACTTCATATTTAATATCTGCCATATGTCACACTCCTTATAAAAATATAATTGTTAATACACAAAACAACATGTATATTTGAATAATGAACCAATTCGGAACATATCCCGTTTTTTCATTTATTGCAATACTTACACGCTCTGGAAGATATAGATTTTCCACGACAAACCAACTCAGCATGATAAAGGCAATCCCACACACTACGTTGGTAATAAACATTCCAAATGAATTTCCCAAAACCAGTAATATCAGCTCTAGCATATCTTTTATCCTTTCATCGTTTTTTATTATTATATCAAATCCAAATAACTAAGTAAACGGTATAAATACATAGTAGTAATTATATATTAGGAGGACTGTTCAAAATGATGGAACAAAAGACAAGGAATATAACCATGAAGAGTTATTTGAAAAGAGGTATTGATGAAACTCTAATTGCGGCTTCTATTGAAGATAGAGTTCGAATGGCTCTTGAAAATGTACCAGAATGGGTAGTAATACCAGAGGTAGATAAAGATGAGTGCGTACAAATGGTTGCCGCTAAGATTCCGGTACAATATGGAGCTACCTAAAGATGGAAACTATAGATAAATATTTAATTGAAGGCATGAAACAAGATTTCGAACAACGCAGAGCAGATTTCGATAAACGCACAAAAGATTTTTCAACCAGAGCTAACAACGTAGCAGGTGCAATTCAAGATGCAACATCGAATCTTATTCAAGCAATATCCAGACAAAATGAAAGAGCTTACAAGGTTCATTTGAACACCTTGGAATCACTCGTAAAAGAACTAAGAAAGACTTCTATTTTTCTACCAAGGCGGTAACAAATGAAATTAGAAAATTACCTAAATGAAGCAAAACGAGGGGATAAGATATATGTAATATATAGTGTATCCGCCAAAAGAGTATTAAGTGCAACCCTTAACCCAGAGAAGGTAGTTGAGATACTGAATAATGCCGGCAGAAGTGGATACACCAACACCAATTTAGCTAGAGTTGAAATGAGAGGTGAAGATGATTTTGGAACTGGTGATAAAAAGATCATAGTATATAAGGCAGTGATATTATAAAATGAGGCTTGATAACTATATATCCGAAAATACCATACTTGACTCTACAGCACTTATTAAGCGTGACTGCCAACCATGGCTTAAGGCCACTAAGAATTGTGGCTTCTTTTATAGAGGCTTGAAAAGAGGTGGTAGCTTTGAGAAGAAGTCAGTTAGAAAAGATAGAATACCATTGAATATGGATCAAGAGGAATCGGATAGATTAGATGTTGGATTTCAGAAAAAGTTTGGATGGAAGGCAAGGTCCAATGGAGTATTTGTTACTGGATCATTAATAAATGCAAGTGGATATGCTGGTTTGACAGGAGGAGCATATATCTTCTTTGCTATAGGTGATTTTAAATACGTATGGTCACCCAGAGTAGAGGACTTATATACAGATATACCAAAGCTTATGTCAGCAGTTAGAGGTCTAAAACCAAAGAAAATGGGTGACCCACTTGTAAGAGCAGTGGAAGAGTTTTTCATAGATGTCCATTTGACAAGTGCGCAAAAGTCTGGTAAAGAGGTGGTAGTTGGATGTAAAACCTATTATGCATTGGATACTCAAGCAGTTAGTAGAAGTGGTTATCGTTACGATAAAGATTTAAAAAAATTATTATATTAGGGAGGTCTATATTGGGTAGAGTATGGAGAGTACGTAGAAAATATCAAATAAAGAAGTACTATTTTTATACTAAATATAAAGGACTTTACAAGAACAACAAAAGGAGAAATTAAAATGAGCGACAAGATGGAAAAATACTTAGGTAAATCTTATAAGAAACCAGCACCGGATTTCGATAAAGTTCTAAAGGCGGCAGACGACAAGGCCGATAAAGAACAAGCAGAGAATGAAAAGATGATGGGTGAATCTGAGGATACCGTAGGTACCATGGCATTAACTAACGCTTACGGAGACGTGGGTGTCGGTGATAGAGGTACTCAACCTTTAAGAGTAGGCAGAAGCACTCCAAGTATGTCTCGTAGACAAAGATCATGGAATTTGGGATTTGTCTCTGATGTATTGGACGCAGAAGGTTTACTGTCAGGTGATCTAAGAAGAGAAATAGCTGTAAGATTATCTAAGTTGGGTTAATAATGGCCGTAACCAAGTACACAGAGAAAACATTCTTTGAGTTGACTGGTAATCAAATAACAAATATCAGTCAACTCAAGTTGTTTAATATACTTCTTGATGAAGATAGACAGACCAAGTTTATGAATATCTTTAGAGTTGCGCGCGTAAATGAAGAGGTTGTACAAGACACATTGTTCTTTGATTCATTTGAAGTACCAGATGCTGACTTCTGGGATAATATAGCATTCAGGATTTATAACATACCTCAACTATGGTGGATATTAGGTCTTATGAATAATACAGTTAATCCATTTGAAGAGCTGAATGCAGGTGATCTCATAACAGTATTGAAAGAGCAATATGTATATACACTAACCAAGGACTTGGAGAATTTATCGGAGTTATAAATGGTAGAAGATAAACGATGGCAGTATAGTCAAGATCAGTTAAAGAATAATATATATTCTATTATGATACTTATGGAAAGAGGACCAATCATAATAGATTCTCAGGCGTTAGTGTCATGCTATTTCGTAGAAGATATTCAAAAAAACTGTATGGTTGGTAAGTTAGTATTCCAAGATAGGTTTGGTATGCAAGAACTTGGTGGATTCACTGGTAATGAAAAGGTTGTTATAGTGTACTCTGTTGGTGATAGAGATAGAGAGTTAATATTTGATATATGGAAAGTTGGCAAAATGTCTCAAGATCAGAGTATTAGAAGACAAGAATCAGTCCTCATAGAGATAACATTCATTGATACATTCTTTCCCGCTTTAAACCTAAGAAGATATAGCCGAAGCTTTACTGATGAGTTAACAACTGACATGATCCAGTGGATATTAGATAAAATGATGTTCATGGAAAAGACAGATATATCACCAACCATAGAACCAAGTACCACACGAATGGATTTTGTTATGCCTTATTGGTCACCAAGGATAGCTATAAACTATTTAATGAAAAGAAGTAGAAGTCAAATAACTGGCGAGGCTGGTTACCTATATTACCATAATACAAAGGGTGGTATGTCAATAAATGTAAAATCATATAACTATCTGCTTGGTGATATAGATAGGACGTTAGACCCTGACACATATGTTATGGATTCTAGCGATTTAACATATCAAAATAAAATACTTGAGTTCACTATGACTGGTTTGGATAGAAACTCAAATGCTAAGATTAGAGGTGGTAGCTGGAAAGGATATAACTTCAGTAGAAAGAAACTGATTGAACAAGATTTAGAATACACGGAAGCTATAGGCAGAACAATGCTATTAGGTAAGTCATCCTTATATGGTACCATTGATGATACTGAGTCTAATATCTCTATATCAGGTGAGACAAGTCAAGACCTTTTGAAAAACGTGTCATATACCGAGTGGGCAAAGAGATACAATATGCAGTATATAGTTACTATAACTGTTGAAGGTAATGAAAAGAGATTTGCCGGTCAGCATATTGATATATCTTGGCCAAGCTATTTGGAGCAAGAGAAATTTAACGCACCACTTCAAGGTAAGTATATGATAAAATCAGTTACTCACCACTTTGGGGGCGGCGAGACGTTCCCATATATACAGAAGTTAGTGCTTATAAAGAATGCTTACCATCAAATGAGTAGTGGTTTGTTAGTAGATGCAGTAAACAGAAATATAAACAGAGAAAGACAAAAAGCAATAGTGAGAATATAATGATTAAAAGTCCAATGTCCGATACCAGGATAGAAACAGAAAAGATGTTTGGTTTTTATAGAGGTGTTGTTGAAGATAACAATGATCCTTTAAAGGCCGGTCGTGTTAGAATTAGGATTTTTGGAATCCATACTTCACAGTTGAGAAAGGACGTAGATGAAGGCATACCAGTAGATGAGTTGCCATGGGCGGAGCCATGTTTACCTATAATTGAGGGTAGTATAAGTGGTTTTGGTATATGGGGAGTACCTCTCCAAGGTTCACACGTGATGGTATTCTTTGAAGCGAGTAACTTATCTCAACCAAGGTACTTCGCTACTATGCCTGGCATACCAGAGTCCCAGTTTAGTTTAGAAAGTAATGTAGATACAGATGAAGTACAAGCCATTGTCATTGGTTCTGACTCAAGTTCTGGTGATTTCTCAAAGGGATTCAGAGACCCAGATATGGAATATCCATTAGAAGATAGACTCGAAGAACCCGATGTTGATAGGTTAGCAAGGGGCGTAACAGAGGATACACCAGTTGAGTTCAAAAATAACAATAGAACTACCGGTGTAAGTGAAGCATGTGGTGGCACTTGGGACGAACCGGTATCACCATATAATGCTGAGTATCCAAATAATACAGTACTTCAAACACATGGTGGTACTCTGATTGAGTTAGACTCAACTGAAGGATCAGAAAGGCTGCATTTATATCACCCATCTAAGAGCTATATAGAAATAGATGCAAATGGTGTGATGGTGATAAAAAATACAGATAAGAAATATGAAATTGTAGTAGATGATAAGAACATAAATATTCAGGGTGATAAGAGTGAAACAGTAGAAGGCGATAGTAAATTAAAAGTAGATGGTGACGTTTGTGAGGAAATTGGTGGTAATATAGACCAAGAGGTCGGTGGTAATATAGAGCAACAAGTCGATGGAAATGTGACCAGTAATATTGATGGTAATTTAACAGTCACAGTTGGTGGTAATATATCAATTACTTCTACCGGACCTACTACTGTTACAGCACCTACCGTAACCGTCACATCACCATCAACAACGGTAACAGGTGGTACAGTGAGTTTAGCCGCTCAAGGAACTTTAAGAAAATTAATGAATGATCTTACAATAACACTTTATAATAGTCATTATCACAGGTATGATCCACCGGGTGGTGGTGCAAGACTTACTGACCCACCGACTCAATTGTTGACTGCTACACAAACCACATCTAATACGGAGGGCAGTTAATGAGTAAAGAATGCCCATTATGCGAAGAGTGTGAACCACGAGTTGAGTTCGGAAAAAACAAAAATTCCAAGGACGGAAAACAGTCCTATTGCCTTGATTGTTATAGAGAAAAGCGACGTCAGTATAGCAAGACCAACCATGCGAAACGACTGGCGAGAAAACGAAAAAATGAGTATAAGGAACAAGGGAAACTCAAGGAGTACAACAAAAAGTACTATGAGCGGAACAGGCAGTTCATACTGGCTAAGAAAAGGACGGAGAGTGTAGTGGTTATTACTAGTGATCCAAGGGCGGAAAAAAATGACGTTCCAAGACGGAAACCACTCATAAAGCCAAGTGAGGAAAAGAAAAGAAGAGGAAAAGTTACCCTAAATCCTCAGCCAGTGAGAAGATAAGGAGACAACGGAATGGCTATAAAAGATTATGTTTGGAGTGATGTAGATAGTAATATTGAGCCGCAAAATGATGGCGACGCCGTCATAGATACGGACATTACTGCAATTATAAATAGCTTAAACAACATTATAAGAACAGCGCCAGGATCAAGAAGGATGTTGCCAACATTTGCTTCTACAGCCTATTGGGTACTATTTGAACCAATTGATGATACAACAGCTCGAAAAATAGCAGAAGGCATATTGGAGGCAATAGAAATTTGGGAAGATAGAATTGAAGTAACCGGATTTGATATTGAACCACGGTATGATGAAAGCATGTATAAATGTAGGATGAGTTTTGTAGTACTCGGTTCCGATCAAATTGAAGAAATTAACTTCGTCCTTACAAGATAAATAATAAAAAAGAGGAAATTAGAATGACACAAGAATTTACCCCTGATTACCTAAACATAGACTATAACACATACGTAGCTAAGTTTAAAGAGCTATTAGCACAGAGTGATTTGTATAGAGATTTTGATTTTGAAGGTTCAAACATATCACTAATACTTGAAATGATGGCTTATTACGGTGATGTTAACACATACTTCATCAATAAAATAGCTAAGAATGTATATATGGAAACGGCTGATATTTATGAGTGTGTAAATAGATTAGCCCGACAAGTGGGATATGAGCCAAAGGGTGTAAGAGGCTCAAGAGCCACATTGACAGTTACTGTAACTGGTCAATCACCGGATGATATATTAAAAGTAGAACCATGGAAACAAGTCAACTCAGGTAGAGCAACAGATGATGGTGATCCTATTAAATTTGCTACGACTGCAAGTGTAACGGCTACTGCGGGTATAACAGGTTCGGTTACATTTCAATTACCTGTAAGACAAGGTATTGTTACACCAATAACTAACTTTACTGGTGAGGATTTGATTGATAATGAGCTATTGTTACCAACCGATTATGCGTACGATGATGATTTGGATGATGATCTACCAACAATTCAACTAACAGTTAATGATGAGTTATGGGAAAGGGTAGATAACTTCTATACAAACCTAATTCCTCCAGTTAACGATAACGTGTATATGTTCGTATATGATAGGTACCAAAGGAACAAAGTACAATTTAGTACTTCAAGAAATGTACCAGAACCATCTGATATTATTGATGTAATAGTACTCGATAGCTTTGGAGAGGATGGTAATATATCAGCAGACACTGTAAACGATACATGGACTATTGAAGATACCGAATTTATTGAAAACCAGACTGTAGGTCCACCTCCTGATTACGTTGATAATAGCTTGATAACATTGTCAATGTCAGCGGCCTCTATTGGTGGTGATGAACCCGAAACAATCACAGAAATAAAGCTCAATTCACAGCAAGCTCTTAGAGCACAATTCAGAAATGTCACAGAGAATGACTATAACTCTAATCTATCAGCAAGGTCAGACGTTATTAGAGCAACCGCTTGGGGTGAACAAGATGTTGCTCCATCAGGTAGTATAGAACTATATAATGTAGTCAATATATCAGTGATACCAGAAATTTGGGGTAATTCAACAATAACAACTTCAGCGGGAATACTAACTACTGATTGGAGTACAAGCGGTAGCGTATTGACACCTCTTGTATATGACAGTGATTGGGAAAATGAATTATCCTTATATCTAAGACCAAGAAAAATGATCTCTGCTTATGAGATATACATTGTTCCTGATTTGGTATATTTCACATTTGAAATAGGTATAAGAATCAAGAGATTAGCTACATTTACTGACGTAGCCACGGACGTATTAAATAAGCTCATTTACTTCTTCCGTCCGCAAAATCAAGAGTTCTTTGCTGAAATGGACTTCAATGATGTAGTAGAATATCTACTAGATACAACCCAGGTATCAAGCACAGATGATTTTGAAAATATCAGTCAAATTAGAAACTTAAACTTAAGAGATATTAATTCAAACAAATTTATTTACCAACCAAATGAACTTGGTAATTACCCATACTGGACACAGCCAGATTCTGTCGTTTCAACGATGGATAATATGTTAAGAGTTATACAACTTGGATTGAATCAGTTCCCTGTGTTATCTGATGAGTCTGTAAGAATTTATCAAGAGGAGTAAAACTAAATGGCCAAATTTAGTGATAGTAATTATGATATTTTAGATGAGTACTTTGACGCAGTAGTTGGGTCAGGTATAGATATAGGGGACTCTTGGTTATCGGGTCCTAAAAAAGGTATTAGTGTAGATGGTGGTGTTAGTGAAGTTCTTTGGGAAGACAATCCATCCAGAGGATTTGTTGCTCATAAATTCATAATACAGGGAATAGAAGGCAATAGTTTCTACATGAAATACGATGGACTTGTTTCAACTCACTCTTTGGCATCATCTGCATTTGATGTTGGTAATGATTTTTACTTCAGAAAGGATAGTTTCTTTTTCCATTATCTAGCAAGTGTTAACCCAGAATATAGAGATTTTATAAATCAAGAAAGAACATTCTGCTACTTTGGTAAAATATGGCCTGTTTCAAATAGAGACGGTATTTGGAATATAGAATTTGTTGGTATGAAAGATTATATGGAGTCCGCTATACCAATACACAATAGAACACCAAGGCTAGTTGAAATGATGGACGTATGGTTCGATCAAATTAACCATGAGCCATACAACATGACCAAGTACTTATGGGCATTATTAGATGCCAAAGAAGTAGACATACGTTGGTTGGATTATATTGCTAGTCAATATGGTATTGATGTCAACATCAACTTAGATGAGCTGACTCTAAGAGAGTGGGTTGACTTACTCGTATACTTCTTGAAAAGAATTGGTACATACAATGCTATCTATATTGTCTATAAGGTATTCACTGCGCTATCACTTAATAAGATAAACGTTTATGAAAGATGGGAAGAGTGGTGCCAAAAGAGTGCTGGTGATATACCATCATTTAAAGAATTTCCTAATTTCTTCCCCGGCACCAAGGACTTTCACTGGTTTGAGTACTACGGTATTCCTGCAAGTGGTGGTGCCGGCGACGTATGGTATTCACAATTTGCACCTTCTGGCATGCCAACACCCAATCCATTTACTATCGAATGGGACCCATATCCAGTTCATGCATCAGCGGCACCATCACCTAGTTGTAGTAGTATGAGTGTTTCACCTACTGGTAGTATGGTCATTGCACCTCATTATATAGTAGAAGTTGACTTAAGTACAGAACCAATCGGTGATAGATTTGACGATGAGTGGATTTTAAATCAATTCTATGCGGATGAGCTAGTAAGAAACTGGGAGTACGCGCGACCAGTCAATAAGTATGTACAATATCAACATCTTCTGTCACCTGCCTGTCCTCAAAGCAGAACAGGTGAACAAGAGAGTCTATATCCCTTAACCTCATTGGGTTATTTTAATACTATCTTTACTGGATCACAATATCTGTCAGGTGGTGCATTTACACCATCAGGTGGTGAAGTATCATATGTCTATACACAATATGGTGAGTCGGCTAATTGGACAATAACTCATGACTTATCTGCCTCAGACCACTTAGCGGTACAAGTGTGGACACCAGCAAGCCCACCAAACTTTTATCCTATGGTTAGAGTAATACCAAAAACTATAGAGTTAGATGATACCGACCCAGACCTTATATTAGATATAACTTTTGAATCAGCAATTTCTGGTATTGCTAATATTGCCGGATATATACCAACAATTTCATATGAATATGACCAAGTAGCACCTACAAATCCATGGTCTATAATTCATAACTTAGGAACAACAGCGCCAAGTGGGTACCCGGTAGGATCGGTAGCAAATTACTTCACTTCACCGGATAAGAGCTATCCAGCAGACGTAGAGATAATTAATACAAATAGAACAAATGCTACATGGGATGTTGATACCACAGGTGTGGGATTTATCAGAAATGCAGATTATGTACATACCCAGACAGTCGCATCAACTGCATGGGATATCAATCATCAAATGAACACAGACGGCACTATCATTCAGTGTTTTGACTCAAGCAATCAACTCATTCAACCATTAACTACAACCCTTACTGATACAAATAACACTGAGTTGACATTTGAGGATGCTCAATCTGGTAAAGCATATATGCTTTACTTTAAACGAGATGTAATAAGTAGATTGACTGACTCATGTGATATAACAACCACAGGTATATGTCCAAGTGGACTAGGGTATTGGAAGATTGGTACTGGAACAACAGAGAATTATAATCCATATGTTACGGATGACTTAGAAACACCAACAGCAAGCGGTGATTATTGGAGAGTATGGGCAGATGCGGAGAATTACTATATTGACTTCGTAGTTCCTGCCGGAGAGGATCACACAATAAGAGAAGTTGGTCTATTTAATTATGAGGATTTATTGATATATTATTCAAGATGCTCTGAATTATACAAACCAGCAGATGTTCAAACAGTGTTCCATTATAGATCACAACAGTTATGGAAGACAGAATCTAGCAGTAGTTCATCAAGCTCTGTAAGTTCTAGTTCTTCGAGTGAATCAATTTCCAGTTCTAGCTCTAGTTCAAGTACTAGCAGTTCTAGTTCTTCCGTTTCTAGTTCTGCAGCTAGTAGTTCTTCAAGTATGGCAACAGTAACCCAGACAAAATACTGGGGTGAAACAAACTTAGGATTTAAGTACTCTCCTTTCATCGAACACTATTATTGTGATTACATAGGATCATCATTTGATACTTCTATACAATATGGATATGATCCAGCAAACATTTATGGCGGTGAGCATTGGGAAGACTCTCAATATGGTTTAGAAGGATATTATGGTGGTTTTCCTTGGCCAGGAGGTTTAAGATGGGGTGGAAATACATTCATTGGTCCATTATGGAGAATTTTAATTAAATTTGATTTATCAGCCCTACATGATCTCCTTGACCATTCATGGCAGATTTCACTCGCAAGTATTGAATTTAGTAATTGGCGAGAAGAAGGAGACCCTGATTATCCGATTGATTCACGAGAAGTTAGTGTTTATAGAGTACTAGAACCTTGGAACGAAGGATGTGGTCTGGGACAAGCTACTTACGGTGACATAGATTATGGTTTTGAGTGCTATGGGGCAACATGGAACAAGCCAATGAGAGGTGGGGATAACTGGCATATACCGGGATGCGATGGAGATAGAGATAGATTTCAGACTCCGACAGATACCGAAGACCTTTCAGGAGACATACCAGGCGGTCAATTCCGATTCTACGTTACTCAAGATATTAGAGATTGGTTTGATGGTGAACCAATGGAAGGTTGGTTACTTAAATCAACATATGAATCATGGAACCCTTTTAATACCTGGGGATATTACCAAATGGAATCAAAAGAATCTACTTATGGAGAAATGAATCACAGACCATATTTGAGAATAATTTTCA